CGTTCCTTTTCTGTAAGATAGCTGGTTGCGGGGGTTGGATTTGAACCAACGACCTCCGGGTTATGAGCCCGACGAGCTACCAGGCTGCTCCACCCCGCGCATTCATATTACGCAACTTGTAGCTCTTCCGCAACCGTCACTCCGTCAGGTGCCCGATAAGTGCCCAGAATTCTGGCCCGCTGACGTTCAAATTGCTCCATGTGCTCAGCCAAGACGTGCGCGTAGATGTTCAGCGTGGTTGAAATGCTGCCGTGGCCAAGAATCTTGGACACTACAGACACGGGCACGCCAGCGTTAAGCTGCCGTGTTGCGAACGTGTGCCGAAACATATGCAAGTGACCGTCCGTAACTTTCAGCTTTGCGCGTAGGTGCCGCTTCAACACAAGGTCAGCGCTCCATGGTGTTCCGTTCTTCGTGGTGAAAACGAAGCCTTCCGTTCTGCTGCCGATGTGTTCCCGTAGTGCGTCCACAATCTCAGCAGGAATCGGAATGTTTCTGATTGCGTTCTTCGTCTTCGGAGTCTGAACCTTGCCACGCCACACGGCCTGACGAACGCGAAGGATTTTCTTTGCCGGGTCAACGTCACAAACCCGCAACCCACAAAGCTCACCCGAACGCATCCCAGTTTCAACTGCCAACCAGTAGAACAATCGCACCGCACCTGTTGACCTGTTGAGAATGCTTTCAACTTCAGCATCCGCGTAGGCACGCACTTCTGTTTCTGATTTGCCAATTTTCTTGGCTGCTTCCCAGATATTTTCGCGCACGTTGCCCCAAGCCCTGCCTTGCTTCAGGATGAGTTTGAGCGTGCCGAAAATGTTCTTCTTCGTCTTGCGACCGACAGCCAGCTTGGATAGGAACACGTCAATATCCCGCGTCGTGATTTCCCGCACCTGTTTCTTGCCGAAGAAGGGAAGCAAGTGATTCGTCAGATGACCGTTCATGTTGAGAACGGTGGAACGCTTCATCTGCGGAAACGATTGGTCGCTCCACTCCTGTGCGAGAGCCTGAAACGTTGCGCTAGATTCAGGCAGATAACCGGGGTCATTCACGCGTGCAAGGATGGCGTCCATCTGCCGACGTGCTTGTTTCTCCGTGGTTTGGCCGACAATGCCGAAGACTTTTGATTTCTTCCTTCGGATTATCTGGCCATTCGGCAAACGGAAATCTTCCTTCCAACGTCCCATGTAGCTGTCGTGCGCTTTGCCTTGCTTCACCACAACTTCTCCGTACTGATACCGTGTACGAGCCATGTCCCTCCTTGGGTCATGGCCCTGCCGGATTCGGGGAAGCATGGTACCACTGCTGTCAATCTGCCCTATTGTGATGTCACGGTTGGGAGCGTTGGGCAACGCGCTGCCAACCACAGACATACTTTGTTCCACTCTTATTTTTCTCCTGTGCTATAAAAAAACCATCGGACGGAATCTATTTCTTCATAGCTCTCAGTTCTTCTTTCTCAGCCAAGTCTCTCCAATATGCTGCGCGAAGCTTCTGCTCGTGTGCTACGTTTTTCCAGTGTTCAAGGTCTGGTCCGGTCAACTTCGGCAGTAAATTTTCTTCGATGTCTTTTGCGTGTTCATCCCACTTTTTCATTTCGCCAGAATACATGTCAAACAAAGCCTTCGTTACTGGATGCATGTGTCCCTCCGCGTGTCACAAGTTGCCGCAGGTCTTTAGCGTTACACCTCCGGCCTCATTCGTGTCGCTCGTTCGTGTATCTTCGGTCTTCCAGTCCAACGGAAGTATGGCGATTTTTGGGTGTCGTCCACAAATCTCCTTAGCCAACTTAGCGAAATCCAGGCGTGTGCTTCGGGCTTCGGCTTCAGAATTCGGTCGTGCTTTAAGAAGGCCAAAAAGTATCCGTTGCAATTGCATTTTCTCTAGTACGACATAATCCACATCTATCAGATGGTCTTGTCTTAGATTGGCGGCCTCGCAAGGGAGCACAATGACGGTCCCTTCTGCTTTAACGACGCCAATCTCACCCAAATCTTGGTCTGCCGTCCGATTCACGACGCGGGATAGCACACAGACGTAATCAGTCTTTCGCGGGTCAACTAACCCGGTTTGCGCTTTGATTGGTGAGGACAGAATTCCGGCCAGTGATAGAGTGGTGAGCGCAAAGACCCTTCGCTTTGACATGCGGACTCCTTTTCGGTACACGCTTGAGTTCAATGCTCCAACGTCTTGCAGGAACGGCATTGTGGATTAACTGGGATGTTTCGTAGCCGATACTAACACTAACCGGTGCCGCTCTAGCCAGTCATCCCCATCAATGTCTGCCAACGTTGCGAACTGTCCCACTCTACGAAGAGCTTCGGTGTTGTATGCACGCGCAGCGTCAATGGCGCTGTCAAAGTAACCTACGTGAATTCGTTCGCCGTGGTCCAAGCGCAGCTTCGCCTGAAACTTTTTCTTCTGGCGATTCCAACTGACTCCCCAGTACGGATTCCTAGGCAAATTATTTCTCCAATGAAATAGAAAAAGCTGGTCACCCCGTGAAGGATGACCAGCTTGGTTTGCAGTTCTGACTTCGTTCTAAGCGTGCAGTGCGAGAGTGGAAATCGAAGCAGGGTCAACGAGCTTCGCGCCCATTCTGTGAAAAGCGGCGAACCACGTCGAATCCTGAGTTGCGTATAGCTCGATTGACCGGACCACAATCAGCGGAGCGCTGTGAACCACAATCGCGTTCTTCACGCTGCCGAACACTACAGCGTTGGAACCCGCGCTCGATGGCATGTCAACGTTGACCACCACCGGATAGCCAAGCAAAGTTCCAGACGCAAGTTCGGGGTACACGCGACCGCCGATGGTTGTTACCTGCTGCTGCAACAGGTTCTTCATCGCCGGTGCCATCATGTAGCATGGCATCCCATCAGGGTCTTCCAGCACGCCAGCATTTATTTGATTCTGCATCGCGGCCAATTCAGCAATCGAAGGAGTCGTGCTGCTGACTGTCGTGGCGTTCGGCGTCAGATGGTTGATGATGCCGTTGGTTGTGTCTGCCGTGGCAAATGCATTGAACTTGCGAGCGATGCGCTGGCCGAAGAACTTCTGCAACGCAGCGTCAAGGTCCACGGTTGAGTCATTCAGGATTTCTGAGCCCGCGATGCAAGACGTGGCGTACTTGTTCAACACCGGGCTGAAAACCGAAGTGATGGGGTTCGCCGGGTTCGCGGATGACGATAACTGCGCGTTCTCTGCGAGTACTTCTGCCGCCGACCCAGAATCATCTGCGAAGAAATACTGGAACGGTCTACCAGTCTCCATGTTCAGCAGGTTTGCGCCAGCCTTGAGCAATCCAGACGCGCTGACCAGTTTTTGCTGGTAAGCAGAACGCCACTGCTGCGGCACATAAAACCCTCCCTGTGACCCAGTTGCTTCGTTCATCGGGGCGTAGGTCCGGTATTCAGATGCATCGCCCTTGCGGACGAAAGACCGGAAAGCCTTTTCTGCGTTGTTCAAGACTTCTGCTCGCAAGCCGCTGACCTGTTCAGCAGCGCGAATCGAACGGAAACGGTCTTCGGATTCATCGCTCAATCCAGCCAACACCTGAAGGCTGGAAAAAAGTGCTGAGTCTTCCTTGGTGAAATTCTTTTTGCTGACCAGCGCTTCCATGCGCTGAATTAATTCTGCTTTTGTAGACATACTTCTCCATTTCTCTCTCGCGGAGAGTTACTGCACGTCTGCGCACACACGTACCAATGCGTCAGTCGCTGAAAAAATGTTGATGCGAACTACAGCTTGAGTTTTTGCAGAGCTACGAACGCGGCACGCTGTGCGGATTCACCGTCAAACAATTCGATGTTGGTTGTGGGAGTGAATACCCGCATCGTTGCTTCCTTCATGCGAGCTTCAAACGGTTTGCCTTCTGGGAACAGTGAGCGAGCGCTGACCGACGTGACGCCATTGCCGTAAGCTGGGAATGTCACCGGGCTGACATCGAACACGCGGCAGCTTTTGATTTCACGGAGAATCACACCATCAGCATCACGCGTGACATCATCGCCGTCAGGGTCAACGTAGAAACCGAAAGAGCATTCACTGATATTGCCAGCGCGAATGTTTGCGAGCAGGTCTTGCGCGTAGCTGGTGTCTGGCGTGTCGCAGTCGAAATACAATCCTTGGGCATCGTCGCGCAACCGCAAAGTGCCAGCGCTCACACGTCCCAAAATCTTTGAATCGTCATGGCCGATGCAGGCGATGCAGTCGTCTTTCCGTTTAACGGTCTGCGTGAACGCGCCGGGTCTGATTACTTCCCGTAGGCCGGGTTCGAGCATGGTGGTCTTGTTGTATCGGGCTGCGTATCCTGAAATGCCCTTGCTGCCCGCCTTTGCGCGGACCTGACTGGTGAGGAATCTAAATTCTCGTTTCATGTCTCTCTCGTAATGCTGAATTTACTAATGCGTTGCGTCGGTTCTTGTTGACCAGCAATTGCAGGTCACGTTTGTTGGCCGCTTGGTTGTCTGCTTCGCGGATTTCTGCGAGCACTGCGGCTGCACGGCGTGCCATTTCAGTTTGCACCGAATCACGGACAGTCCATTTCACAAGGCGCACCGTCTCCCCATCGGGACTTGTCCTAAGCACCTTCAGGTGACTTGCGCGATACTCAGGACCGGGATGCGGGTCAGTCGCCAACACAAATCCTTTCGGAATGCTGAGATGTGAAACCACGGTTCCCCCAGTGAATGGATAGCGGTTAGGCGCGTGATACGGTCTGCGCTCGATTACGGCAAATTCGGGGAAACTTGAACGGCCACCGAGTGGCTGTTCAAGATTCTTCGTCTTCGCTCGCTTCGGTTTCACCCGCCCGGTGGGCGAAACTGGTTTGCGTGTTTTCTTGGGTGGCGTCGGTGCGACGTATGTTCCATCTGCACGCTGCTTGTTGCGATAGGCGCGGCGTTCTCGATTATTTGTCCAAGCTTTTACTTTTGCTCTTTTCGTCATGTTCTCTCGCTGCTGACTTTTCCAGCAGTGCCTTCCAATCGAATTCAATTACTTCGCCGGGACGCGGCGCGTTTCGTTTGTGCAGTCGTTGCCAGTACGCGTCTTCGCGTTTCCAGAAATAAATTCCAACTTCGGCCATCGTCGGATACTGGCCAGATTCGCGATGCATTTCTTCCGCAACGAATGTTGTATTCATTGCGTCAAGCTGCTCTTCAGTCGCGGAGTCGTAGCGATTGGCGAGCATGTCATACGCGCCTTCGATGTCTTTCGCAGTGAAGCGATAGGTATCAGGGATGCTCATGACTTTCCTTTGTCGAGCAGGTCAAACACCGTGGTGCCTGCTGGTGGTTCAGGTTCGCGGGCGGGCTTGATACTTTCCCGGCTCTGCGGAGTGCAGCCAAACTCGCGCATCAGATTGCGTAGCGATTTCTCGCACTGGTCCACAATCTTCAGTGCCGGGTGAAGCTTGGTAGTGCTGTGCGGATTTCCTTTGGCATCGAGCACCACGCTTGTGATGGTCGCTCCTTCCGTTTCAACTTGGTGTTTGGCAGCAACCCAGCGAGCGTACTGCTCGCAATAAATTCCCAAGGCCGTGGAATCTGCACGGCTGAGCGTGCTGCGTTCCGTGAGGATTGGCAGGATGCGTCGCCACTCTTTCTGGGCTGCTTCACTCAAATGCGTAGGCATTTTGGGTCGGCCTGCCGGCACTTTCGACGGTTCAACGGGCTTGGCGCGGGTTGGTCGGGTACCGCGTAGACTGTGTTCAAGGTCGCTTAGGGGCTTACGGCTCATTTGTGGTCACTTTCCAAGAAATTTGTTTCTGGTTCAAAGGAGATTAAGATTGTTGACGAATCACGGCGGTTCGGAAAAGCACACGCAGAAATAGTACTAGTCCCCCTACCGTTTTTTGTCAGTGCAGGCACGCGCAGAGAATGCATACCAGATGCATGGACGAGCCTAAGCTCCATGCTCATCGGACGATTGCCGCAGAGTACGCGACTGGTCCACGCGTTGGTGTTAGGCGCGGGATGAACTCAACGTAATCACCCGTGGCAATTACGTCGCGGTCTGGCTCTCGCAGGTTCGTGACGTGCAGGAAATAGTTGGTCTGATTCGCTTCAATCAGTCCATACCCACGTTCGTAGTTCCACTGGAAGACTTTGCCGATTTCCTTGCGCGGTGGTTGTGGTTGTTCATCACACATTGTTAGGTTCCTCATGTACATCACACGTTGACCGACAAAGAAAAGGAGTCGCGGCGATGAATGTCACGACATCGCCGCGATTGGCGGATTATCAGTCGCCAAGAACAAAGTCTGAACGCACCAATGGATGATGCGTGGAGATGAAAATGCCCAGCTACGGGGTAAGTCGTAGCCGGGCATTAGGAGCGCATTCGCACCACTACACGTTCTGCGGACGTGCAGCGCGATGAGTGCGAGCGCTGGCCAATCAGTCGCGGAACCGCTAAGCAACGCGACGTGAATGGAATCTCGATAAGTTGTATGTCTTGGGGAAGTGACCGTGGCGAATGCCACGCTAGCGTTCACAGCGGATGCCATGAAGCCGACGCTGCACGTGCGTGCAGGCTTACCCAAACGACTACTGGCGCAGCAGTACGCCAGAAGATTTCTAAGAACGGGATGAAACAGGTGGACGGATGTTTCTTACGTCATTTCCATCTAATACCAGTATGAGGCACATTTTGCATCTGTCAAGCGAACTTGGCCCTAAAATCAAGCTAAGTTATTCAAAACAATCGAGAAAGGAAATTTTTGAACACGGTGAGCAAATTTTCCGTGAGATGCGGCCAGGAATGAGCAAAAGAATTGTCCAAATCTCAATCTAATTCATCGTCCCACACTTTCCGGCAAAGTCAAATTTGTGAGCAGCGAAACCTCGATAATCACCAATGTTGACGGGCCTGAAATAAATTTCAGAGACAGGAACCCGATTGCACCATAGTAGTGCAATCTGGCTTCTTTGAGCTACGCTGCGACCGCGACACTGGCCGTGTTGCGAGCTTGTTCCTTTGTTTCCCGCTTGATTCGATTGCAGACGCTCGACACGAACCGTGCAAGGTGGTCAGGTTCCAGCTTCGCACCGCGCTTAAGCTGCTTCCGGCCTGCTTCACGTATGCCGAACGCCACGTGCTCGAATTTGTGCAGGTCAAGCCAGAGAGAGAACTGTGACTGCTCTGGGCACGAACGAGAATCAATCACGATTTCCCATAATTGAACCAGAGCGACTATCGCGGTGTGCCGCTGCGAGATTTCTTCCTTCATCTGCTCCACGGTGGCGTTCATGCTGCTTGCTCCTTTGTAATGTTCTGGGAATCTGTGAATGCTTTGTACAGACTGCGCCATGACTTCCGCAATTTGTGCGGACCAGCGAGCGCTTGGGTTCTGAAGGCCGGATGTGTCACGGCGAAGTTGAGCACTGCTATCAGCAATTCTTTGTCACCGTTACACTTCTTCAACAGGCTTTGGAATCGGTAGCCATATCGCTGCTCGCAGCCCTTCCTGAAGATTCGTTTGGGCTGCGCCTTCCTCTGGTATGACAGAAAACGCTTCGCTACGTCCTTCGCTTCTTCAGAGACTGCCGCGCATCGCAGTTCAACGTGTATCGGCAACTTGTCCAGCATCACGAAATAGCGATTCGGTCGGTGACGCCCAGCGCCAGTTTCGACGGTAAGCCAACCCAGTTGGGTCAAGCGCTCGATTGAGCTTGTTACCGCAGATTCGCCGCAGCTAAGTTCCAATTGAAGCGTGTCCAATGACGGCCACACTGCTATTTCATCGGCTCGTTGAAGGAGTAAACGAGCAACAAGGGCAAGGTCGGTAGGTGTTATTGCTGCTGGCTTTGCTTCCTTGCTTGCAAACAGATTCCTAAGCATTTCCACTAGCTTTGTATCTTCCATTTTCATTTTTCCTTTGTTTCATTCCGTTTCAACTTCGGCACAGCGTACCGTCTTCAATACCGTGGTTTTCAATACATTGAAAATCAGGTACTAAGGCTTCTAAGAAGCCTGCTCAAGCGCTGAGTCTGTTATTTAGCGATTGACCTAGGCAGGAACCAAAGCTTGCGTAGCAAGCCCAAGTACGTGGGGCTTCGATGCCGTGATTTCCACGGTATTGCAAACTGCACAGCGTGCATATGTGAATTGAATATGAGCGATTCAAAAACTGCTGGTGACTCTGAGGCTGACCGAAGCGCGTTGTGTGCAACGCTGCCAGCCGCAACGCGGGTGGGTGCGGTTGTACGCAGCGACCTGACTTCCTTTGTCGGGTATTTGCCAGCCACCCGGTGGCCGTTAAATCAAACTACACACGCGTGTGCCACAAGAATCATTCACCTGCCGGGTGGGTGAATGAAAGCTAGGGAGCCACCGGGTGGCTGGCTAGCTCCTGCCGGGCTGTCTTTGCTTCTGGCGTTAGGTCAGCTAGGTACGCTGCGAGTCGGTCGCATGCGCACTCCGAACAATGGCGGCAGAACTTTTCTTCGCACTCGTAGCACTGTGCCAGTTCGTCGGGTCCGCACGGAACTTTACACACTGGGCACATCGTTTGAACTGGGAAAGCAATGACTGTCGCTGACATCGGCTGGGTTCTCCTTCACGCATCTTCGCAGCGCGAATCGGCAGCGGCAATGCGACGAATGTACCAGCCAGCCCCGTACCACAAATTTCGTGTGTCAAGCGGTTTTTGGAAATTCGGGAACGCGGATTGTCAACGCGGTGAATTAGGGTGATTAGAAATCGTCAGAAGTATCCAAATCAGAACGCCGCTGTTCAGCAAGACGGCAGCCATGCAGGTGCGGCTGACCGTCAGCCAGCGACCGCCAAAAGCCCAACTCAGCACAATTGCAGCTATCGCTAGATTTAACAGCATTTTCGTAAGAAGGTAGACAGCATCGCTTGAGAATCTGAGCACATACTCAGAAAAAAGAGCCGTCAATATGGCTGCGCCGATAAATATTCCAGCCCGTAGCCACGACGCTCTGCGATAATTTCGATGCTCGCTGCGTATTGCTTCTTTCTGCCGTTTAGTTTCCTTATCGGCGTTCGCAATCCCACTTTGGTATGTCTCAGCGCTGGTTTCGTCAAGGCCCCGCTTTGCACATTCCTGCCCCAGTGCAAAAGCTGCTTGCGGAACAAGTGTGCTGCGCTCCAACATGGCACGCTTTAACTCATCAGAAGTCATGCGCGAATAAGTCTCAGCAAAAATAGTGGGCACTGCGTTTAAATTCCTTCCATGTTCGTTCGGCCCTTGCGCGATTTTTCATCAACAGCTTCAATGATGTCTTCCACTAGAAAAGTGGTGTTGCCAATCACAATTGTTTTCTCGTTGTGCCGCCTAGCTGTTTCGAGTCGGTTTTGGGCTGTCTCGCCATTTCGGGCAGGGTCTCTCGCAACGCTACCGTCTCTCATGGTGAATTTTTGTATCATGATGCTGCTCTCCTTCGGGCGCAAAGTCAGGTGCCCGTTAAGTGCCCAGAATCACAGTTTTTTACGTGTTCTTGCAGGTTTTCAGAACAGCTAAGTTGTTTAAATCCGGCAGGACCACGTAGTAGGTTGCGCTTGGCAGAACGTTATGAGCCCGACGAGCTACCAGGCTGCTCCACCCCGCAGAAACATCATAGCGGATGCGGAGAGTGTGGTCAAACTCTGGCGAAATTTTTACGGAAT